GACTAAAATTGAAATGCCATTTAATGGGTTTTCTAAAAGAGGATCTAACAAGCTTTTCCATCTTGTCTGCATTAAGTCTGATGTAAGCTTGAGGGGTAATTGCATTACCACCCTCTCCCATAAGGTCCCAAATAACCACCACCATCTGGACCAAAACCAAAGCTATTTCTTGCATCAGATACGGTGTCTGGCTGACCTTCATCTCTGTTTGATGCACTTTCTTCAATTCTTTGTTTTAAATAAATTATTTCAGCATCTAGTTTTGATGTGTCATACTTTGCAGCCCTTGTAATAATGTAATTTGTCCAGCCATTGTAACCATCAGTGGTGTCTGTCTCTTGTAATAACTGGGTTCTCCTGGGCACATACCAAATGCCAATGGTTTGCCCAGATGCAGGCTGTGGAATAAACCTAATAGAATTTCCTATAAGTCTGTATTGCAATCCAAACACTCCATAGATGGTGGATGCAGTATTTGGGAAGATGTATTTATTTCTGTCTATAAAGGCATAGCGCTGCACACTCACATAGCCATTGGGAGCATTGTTTAAACCAAGATCAATTCCAGCCAATTTGTAAATTGGTGGTGGTGTTATTGTAGATCCATTAACATTTTTAAAAGTAGTAATGCCATCAGGCAATGGGTAACTGCTCTGATTATAATTCGTGAGAAAGTAGACAGGTTCATGAACTTGATAATCCTCATAAACAGTGGTCACTAAATCATAAAGCTCATCTGCAGCTAAATTAATAAAGGAATTCCACTCAGGTAAAGTTACAAAGTTTGAATTTACTCTATCTGACTTTTGTTGAGCCAAGGTTCTTAGCTGCTGCAAGCTCATGTAGCCAGCAACAACTGGAATAATAGAACTTGGTGTTGGGTAAGTGTAATTGCTTAAGCCTAAGCCATTTTCTGATGCAACCCTGTACCAATACTGTGTGTTGGCAGTTACAGAGGTGTCTAAATACTTACTTTCAGTTGGGCTTGATACCAAAACATAAGTAATGCCATCTAAACTTCTCTCAACCCTGTAATTTGTTGCCCCAGCAACTGGGGACCAGGATAAAAGAATCTGTTTATTGCCCTGCTGTAAGTATGTAGTTTGGGGAATTGGCTGGGAGGGAATTGGCATACTACCCCTTAAATTTCTGTGGCCCCAGGGCGTCCCCCAGAGCCACATTTAATTATTTTTTACTGTCCTTGTACTGTGACAGAGCTATTGGACAGATACAAACTAACAGAAACCACGGTTCCATTGGCAGGTGCCACTTTAGCGCCTGCAGAATTTAGGGCTTGTAAATAAACAAGTCCGCCGCCGGTTACAATGCTATTAGGTCTTGAAAGACTTAAATTTGTATTTCCGCAAGTTTCAAGGCTTACCGCTCCCGATGAACTTACGCCTTGTATTGCGGCCGATCCGCCAATCGCGCCAGAGGTTGTTGCCACGAAAGCAACTCCAACTGCCGGAGTAACTCCAACTGGTAGTCCTCTTGCTTGCCATTGAGCAAGCGTTGCCGTTCCCAAGGAAACGATAACGCTAATTTTTCCTGCAGTGGTTGACGTTTGAGACGAACCATCAAGGGGAGATACTGCTGAAGCAAAACCGCCTAACAAGCGGTTATAATTATCTTGCAATTCAATCATGATAATTCCGGTTTCGGGATTTGGGTTTCCTGCAGCCGGAGTGGCGCTTGTTTTCATGTATACGTTTTTAACTGCGCCGCCTTTTAAAAATTTAATTCCAAGACCATTAACGTTAGTGGAATCAACCACAAAGTTGCAGCTTACCAATACTGGGTAAGCTTCCATTTGGTACAACTTGTTCGACATCCAATTTCTATTAGCCATTTTATGTCCTTGTCTGCCTTTATTGAACCCAGCAAATAGGCAGGCAGAGCCTACGCGGGAGGTATACCAAGGACAATCTTGGTCTACACTTACAGGCTAAATGATACAAAAAAACCCCCACACATTGCTGCATGGGGGCCATCGTTCTTTGCTCTTCACACTCAAGTTAGACTGACAGCTAATCGTAACAAAAAAAAGAAAACCCCCAAAGAATAATCCTTGAGGGTTCTCAGTTAGCTTATTTCTTAAGCCGACAGTGCGATTCTCAAATTGTAGCCAGGTGCGTTACAAACGTAGTTGTAATACGCCCCGACTCTTACTTCGAGAGCATCGCTGTTACCTACTCGTAAGCCTTCGAGGCCTTCGAGTCCGTAAGTTAGAATGTGCGGTGCTTTACCAAGCGAGCGCAATTTCCAACTGTCCATGCTTAAGCACCAACCCGTTTGCGGTTGGGCTGAGCGATCCGCCAGGACCGTAACGTAGCCATAAGCACTGTGGAATCGGATTCCTTCGAATGCGATGTTGGCCTCTTCGTGTTTGACATCGACGTACTGGACCTTGGCTCCAAGTGCGTTTTCTAACGCAGTGTAGCTTTGGAATGACAGAATCATCGTGTCTGGGTCGGCTCCTTCTCTGTTTGCGAAACCTAGAGCATTGACGACTCCTTCTTCAATTGAATAGGAGGTTGCGTCATAGCGGAGGCCAGCAAGACGAGTAGGATCAACACTTCGGTTTACGCCCCAGAATGAATCTGTGGATGCAGGACTTGTAGCAGGCACCCAAGCAGATAAACCAGAGGCAGCAAGGTAAGAACCAGTTTGTCCAATAGGACCTGATCCAGAACCACCAGCAGGAGGAATATCCCCTTGCACAGTGATGTAAGAACCACTTGCCCAGTTTGTTTGAGGAGCACCTTGCACAATCGAGAACTGAATCACTCCAGTTGCACGATTCACAGAGGTAACAAGCCCCAAATCAGGTGTTGCAGGTGTAGCTGTAGGAATTACTGCTCCACCATCAGTTGCTGAAGCCTGAATGGTCATGTTTACTTCAAACTGCACCACATCTTGTGGGTTAGCCAACGTGAATTGGTAAACACCAGTAGATGGATTAGTTACTGCAGTGCCTGTAACACCACGAGTAGCAGTTCCAGAACCAAACAATTCAAAGGCCATGTTGTTGGACAAGTTTTTAATCCCGCCATCAACTTGACGCTTCATTTCATCGACAAACGCCCCTGCATTTGACTGAGTTTGCTCAATCAAGAGGTTGGTGATTGTGACAAGTTGGTAATCCTGTACCACGTACACGAAAAAGCTCGAGTATTGGTTAGGGGATTGATTGCCTTGTGCGTTTAAGAACGTGTGTGAACGTCCCTGCCCATTTCCGTACTGAATTGGGACAGGGATGTATTTACCAGCTAGTCCATCACTGCTTTCGTTTTTGGGCATAAGGGCCATTGTGGGATTCTTCGCATACACTAGATCGCGTAAGTAGTCAGAATTATCCACATATAGCTCTTTTAATACAGCAACCGAACTGGTGCTGCTTGCATAAGTAGCCATTGTTTTACCTATTTCTTTTACCTGCTATTGCTAAAAGTGAACCACTCACTTTTTTGCTTTAGCAGCATTAATTTCTTGCACTCTCATTATTGCCCTTTCTCTGGCAGTTAATGGTCTATTAACTGCTTGAGTGTTGGAAAGGGTTGGTTGAGGTTGTTGCTGCACCTCTTTTTGTGGCTGAGTTTGTTCAGCCACTCCCAAGCGTTGCTTTAGTTTAGAGACTTTTAACAGGTTCTGAACTCTTGCAAGTTCTCTTTCTGTTAAAGCATCCTCCACAAGTTTGGCAGCCTCCTCTACAGATAGGACTGTGCCCTCTTTTTGGAATACTCTTTCCATAAGCTCCACCACAGAATCAATTTCACCTGATGCTTTGATGGTTTCAAAACTTGGGTCGGAGTCCACTAAGAGTTGAACGTCTTTACGAATCTGATTAACCGCCGCATCATAGGCTTGTTTATCTCTATCCTCTAATTTTTTATCAAAGGAAGTGAGCCGCTCTTCGAGTTGCGTCTTCAATTTCTCTATTTGTTCGAGAGTTTGATGGTTGGGATCAGGGTTTTGTTGACTTAACTGTAATTCAGTCAACTTATCATAAGACAATCCAAGCTCATTCAAGGCAGTTAAAGGATTCTCTTTCAAAGATTCTTTTGCAACGTAATTTGCTTTCTCACGTTCAAAAGCATCTTGCTGAGACTTTAACTCTTGAAGCTTTCTCCTTATTGCCTGCTCTTTTTTAGCAAGGGCAACAAACTGGGGACTTAGTGGCTGACTAGTTGCTTCAGTCGGCTCCTCTTTCACCCCTTCAGTATTGGCTATTTGTGACAAATCTAGACCTTGACTCGGTGCCTCTACAGCTGGTGCATCAGGATTTAACCCAGTTGGCGGTGGTGCAACATCACTCATGGGCTGTGCAGTTGGAGCAGGAGCTTGAGTTGGTGCAGGTGCATAACTCTTAAGCTGTGAATACTGCTCTTGTCTTGCAGAGGTTGTAGCAATTCTAGGTGGTGCAGGATTTTCCACTGGTTTATTCATGAGCCTAGCTTTTAAAGCCTCTGCTCTTGCAGTGGTTGGGCTTACTCTGCCCACTGTTACCTCTGGTTTTGCTGGTTGTGTTATTGGTTGTCCAGTTCTGGACCTTGGTTCTACTACTAGTGGCATGGTTGTGTTCTCCTTGTCGATGCTACGACGTTTAAGCGATGCTGCGCTAGGTTTTAGTTAGTCTTTTTTTGGTTTTACAATTTCCGGTTTTCCTATTTTGTCAGCTTCTTTTAATAATTTGTTTCTTTCTTTTAGCAATTTGTTCCATTCTTCGTCCGCTTTAATATTTCCCCTGTCTGCTTTTCTTTTAAGGTAATCCATTTTGTCATTTATCAAACTGATTTCATCCTCAAGGTCCGCTTTTGGATTTGGTACTTCTCTGCTAAAGGCTTTGTTTTTCGGCAATGGACCGCCTTCAATCTCAACGGGAACAACAACATTCTTCAAGCGTTCTTCTTCTGCGGCCTTCTGAGCGGCTTTTTGTTCGTAATATTGCTTTGTTTCTCCAGTAATCTTTTCCCATCGCTTTTGTCCCTCAAGCATTTTGTCTTCTACTTCTGCTGGGCTAATTAAATCTAATCCTTTTATTTTTTCTTCAATTTCTTTAATTCTTTGTTTGGCTAATTGCTGATCAAATGGATCTTTCAATCTAGAATTCCAACTTGAAAGTTGCTCTTTTAAATACAGCTTTTTTTCTTTTATAACTTGTTGAGCAGCCTCATCTAATGGAAGTTTTTTTAATAATTTTTCTCCCATGTCTGCTCTGTAAAAATCTTTTAATGAATCAAGAGCCTCTTCTTTTTGAATTGCTGCAATTTCCTCTGGGGTACGAGTGACTTCAAGATTGGGTTGTTGAGATCTAGGCCTTTGATTTAATTCTTTTTGTAAATTAAAAATTTCTTGGTCTAATTCATTCCATTTTTTTATATCTGCTTTACTTACGTATTTTTCAAGTTGTTCAGTGGTTTTAACAGTATTTGGAACATCTTGTGTTATTTGTTCCATTATTTGTTTGTTATTCCTAATTTTTTCAGCAATTTTTTGTATTGATAAGCCCTCTCCCTTCAACACTTTCCAACCCACAGGAATGTCGGCAGCTAATTGTGAACCAGGCATGTGAGAGATTTGGTCTATTAAACTACCTTCTGTTTTAGGATTTCCAGCTTGCTGAAAGGCATAAACAGCAGGGCTAGTTAGTTCAAATGCTTTGGTAAGAAAATCTAGGCCAGGAATGTTGTTTAGTGCATTTTGAGCAGCCTTGGCCATGGGCACAGTGGTCTTTCTGGTCTCCTGCAACCACTCTGGCATGCTAGATTCATCTAAATTTGAATTTTTTTTTTGATCCTCTACCATTCCACCCTCAGCCATCATGGGAATTCCACCAGGTCCACCTTGAGGCAGCATTGGATTAGATGGCAATGGTTCTGGAACAGCCATTTGGTTTTCTGGTCCAGGGGGAGGCATCATTGGAGGTTGTGGCATTGCAGCCATTTGCAAATCCTGTATTTCAGCAAAGAAATCTCTAAGCATTTGAAGCTTTTCCTCTTCTAGCTGACAGGTTGAGTAAAGATTTAGGTATTGTGTGCAGATTTCTGTGGCTTTAACCAGGTCCATGAACTGATCAGGTCCTTGGTATTTGCCCTCATCAATGATGTCGTCCAAGTATTGAAAGATTCTCTCTTCAGAGGAGTTTGCAAGTGTCTCAATCTGACCAAGATCAGGAAAATCAAGCAGTCTCCTGCCCTCCTGGATGCTAATCATGTTTGATTGCATCATTTCTGTTACCTTTTGAAGTCTACCTGCTGGATCCTTTGGCAAGCTTGATTGCACATAAGCTTGAATAACAAATGGATTTTGTAGGATGGACACATCTGGCAGTTCAATTTCTTTGCAGCCTTTTTTTCTGTCTGTAAAAACTGTGGTGTATTTGCCATCTCTTTTTGCGATATCCATGGCTTTATCAATAATGATGTAAGAAAGATCCACATAGAAATTCGTATACCGCCTTTCTAACGACGCGAACCGGTCCGAGTTGATGTCCTGATATACTCTTTGTGCCTCTCCTGAATTGAGGCCCGCTGGCTTTTGGCTGGTGGCCGATAGCATGGACAGGCCTTCTTGCTCAAAACCGAATTGTATGAGACGTGCTCTTTCTTCGTACAATTCCGGAGCGTTAGATTGGTTAACAGCAAAGACAGGAGCGGTGCCACGATAAGGAATAATAACACCGATTTTGTTCATAAAGGATGCTTTATTGACCTTTGAGCCCTCCTCAACAAACACTTTAGGAACTCCAAACAACTTAATGCTCCTAGAAATGGTGTCTAAGATTGAATTAAGTTCAATTTGTGTGGGCATCAAAGCCTCTGCAGTGCCCATGCTCCAGAATCCCATCTGTCTTTTTCTGTGATGCAAGAATACAAAAGGGAATTTCTTTTTGTCCCATGGCTCATGGAACAGTTCACCTTCACTACAAGCTATTGAATGAAAGCCATCCCCAGTGTTTTCACCACTTGGTAAGCTCCAACCTTCAACAACCATAATTAAATCTGCAAGGCTCCTGGTGCTTTCTGCTGTGTTATCAATTCTTGCTGGAATGCTTTCTTGAGCTTTTCTTTTTTCTTTGGGGAACATGGCCTCAACCATGGCTCTGTCCATAAGCTTTACTTGGTAAAGTCTCCTTGGATCATCATAAGCACTTTCTTGCATGTCCACAAAAAGCTCTGTGAGCAATACTCTTTCAATCCCAACTTTGTTTTCTTGTGTCTCAAGAACTTTTACACAGCCTGTTCCAAACACTAAAGCATCTGTAAGAACTCTTTCACCAACTTCATAGGCTCTGGTCTGATAAAGCTCACCTAAAATAAAGTTGTTTAGCTTTTTAGCTAGATTTCTTTCTTTGTAATCACCATTGTCAGTCAAAAAGATTGGCTGTGGTCTTTCTTGAGTAAGTTTGCTGACCAAGGTATCAACAACTGCAGATACTAAATTAAATGTAGGTCTGTTTGGGGTTAGACCTCTTAACCTATCAACAACATTTAAGCTTTTACCAACAAAGCCCATTAAAGGCTGGCCACAATACAATCTGGAGTAAGAACTTGCTCTTTCTAATCTAAAGTTTTGGATGCTTTTTAGGTAATCTACAGTTGCAACTAATTGCTTAGCTCTTTCATTGCTAGAGCTTTCCTCCCACCACTTAAATGCAGTTGCACCATCATACTTATCTTGGGTTCTATAAACCTTTGTGGTTCTGCCTGGTTTGTCTTTAAGAGTTGTTTTTAAGCTCATTGTTGCTGTTCATTCTCAGGGCCAGCAGGGATTGCAGAGTAATAAAGCAATTCTTCATCAGTTAGCTCTGGTTCATCCTCTTCTAGCTCTTGTTGCCTTTTCTTGTACTTGCTTTCAGGGACATCCTCAGAGAGTTTGATTTTAATTCCATTGGATTCAAACTCTAAAACACCCTTGTCTCTTAGGACCTTGAGCAAGTCTTTTAGATACTTCAAATCCATTGTTACATTCTCTTTTTCTTTTCTCTTTCACTCATGATCTGACCAACCAAAGAGTGATCATCATCACTTGGGTTCTCATCAGCATCATGGGTGTCATCTTCTAAATAATGTGTATTAGAAAAATCTATTTCTCTTTCAAAGGCTGGCTCATTGTCTCTTTCTGATTCAATTTCACCACCTTCTGCCATTCTTTTTTTCATGATTGCATCAACAACATTTCCACCATAAGCAAGCTTGCCCACAGCAGTTACATTCATTCCAGGGGCTTGCATTGCATGGATGTCTTTCTTAAGTCTTGGATCCATTGCAGGCTGATGATGTGGGTTTAGCTTTTCATTTACATTTCCACCTTCTGCATAAGAACCACCATGAGACATGGCTATATTTCCACCCATCATCATGTGATGCCCACATTTTTCACATTGCATTGCATCCTCTTGAGTTGCATGTTTTTTCACTTCTCCCCCTTGTGCCATTGTTGCAGTTTTTTCTGATTGTTTAAAAGCATCTGCAGTTGGAGCCCCTTCTGTTCCAGGCTTTCTCATTTTATCACCACTGCCTT